GGAACACCAGCACGTCCTAACTTAAGTGTTAGAACTCTGAATGCACCTTTAACAACTTGAGCACGAGTCATGTCTCGGGTTTCTTTACCCTCGGCAGTGTCCTCGATTTCTTTAGTAGTTGATAACATACCAAGTGAGTCAAGACACATCATCATAGGTGGTCTCTTATCCTTGGGTGTTTCAAGATACTTATCAAGTATGGATATTGCCTGTTTTCTGAATTCTTGAACAGTGACCACAGGCACGATAACCATTCTTTTTGAATCGATTCCTCTATCTTCAATCATTGTTTTACTGATTGCAGATTCAGATTCGAAATATATTACTGCAGAATCGGGGTGGTCTTCAAGGAATTGTTTTACCATACCCAAGGCAAAGTAAGTTTTTCCTGTTGCAGATTCACCTGCGATTGCAGTGATTTTGTTTGAGGGAAGTCCACCATATAGTGAACCACTCAAAAGTGAATTGAAGACATAACTACCCGTATCTACGAATGTATCTACGTCTCCAGCAGCCACACCATCTGAAACTATATTTGCATATTCGTTTCCAGTTGATTTGACTAAATCTTTAATAAATGACATAACACTTCTCCATAATGTATAAATCTATTATACACATGTAGTCTGTTATTGTCTAGGGGGTTTTGTCTAATTTTTTAGAAATATCACATAAAGCATCTTCTACCCTTATGTGTTCTTCCATCATAGAAACAAGTTGATTAACTTTAGATTCTAAGTGTATAATGAATCCAAAGATTACGGCTATCATAAGGATATAGAAACAGTCCATCATTGTTATAATCATGATACCTTATCTATCTCCTCTTGGGTCACATATCCATTGTCCATAACAAATTTTCTGTTATCTAAATGTTGTTGTTCAACCAAGTCTTTATTCTCTCCACTATAAACTACTGCATGACAATCTTTAATCATTTGAGTATTGATATCTACTTTGTGTCCGAATACAGGGTGTCCTTCTACATGATGTGCATATAGTGTTCCTAAGATTCTTCCAAACTTACCTTTGTCATGTGATACAAGTGATACAGTTTCACATTCTTCTAGTAATTTCTTTAAGTGTTTTTTAGAAGCTTTACCAAATAGTTTTTCTACTTTGTCTCTAGTTCTAGATTCTGGCGTATCGATTCCAACCATTCGGACTCTTTGTTTTTTATAGACCATACCGAAACCTAAATCGATATCCACATCAATAGTGTCTCCATCTACAACTTTTACTACTTTAACTTTATACTCATACATAATTATGTTTCCTATGTGCGGTTTTTTCTGACCAATCTTGAATTGCTTTTCTAATAGAGTCTTCTGCAAGAACACTACAGTGCAATTTTATTGGGGGAAGTTCTAAGGCTTCTGCAATCTCTTTGTCTTTTATCTGACTTGCTTCTTCAATAGTCTTTCCCGTTAACATGTCTACGAAAAGAGACGAACTTGCAATTGCACTTCCACAACCATATGTTTTAAACTTAACATCTTCAATAATATCAGTATCGGGATTTATTTTTATATCCAATTTCATAACGTCTCCACATGCTGGAGCACCTGTTAGTCCTGTTGCAACATTAGGGTCATTGGGGTCGAATCTACCAACACCATGTTTCTTAGGGTTATTTAAAACGTCTTCGAATCTATCTACTACTTTATTACTATATGCCATATTACTTATTTATCCAAAAAAGGAATCTAAACTTGCAACTGGTTCTACGTTCCAATTAATGAGATTGACAATATTCTTTAGTGGTTCATTGAATGCCTTTTCGAACTGCATATCATAGTCAATAAATCTATGTAAGTCCAACTCTCTTGGTAGAGAACTTGAGAATGATATTACATTCTCATTGATTGGATTTGGTGTTGTAAGATATGAGAAACGAATCTTATCTGAGTTCTTAATCATTTCATATCTCAAGTCAAGATTTTTAGATTTCAGTAAGTGATTGTGTAAGAGTGAACCTCTGACATGAATCGGTGTTCCTTTCCCATAGATATGAGTCGGGTCTGCATAAGTCACAAGGTTTTTGATACCCCTAGGAAATGCAACTTCCTCGGGTGGAAGGTTTCTAAATTCTTTTCGTGCAGTCTCTACGAACTCCCATAAGTCCTGTTCAGTTCCATTCATTACTACCTTTAAGGCTTCTGTTAGTTTAGTTCTGACCCATTGTGGTGTAGAGGACTTTGCAGTCTCAATACCCATCATTTTAAGTTTGGGTTCTGCAAGTCTGACACCTTCGTTGTCATGGACATTTAGAATGTATCGTTTCTTTGCAGTCCAAATACCTCTGTCTGCAATTACTTCACGACCCATTTGCATCTTCTGTTGGAATGCATTGGTGTATTCTGCAAGGTCGTCAAAACCACGTGCAAGAACTTGTTCAATCATACCTTCTGACTTGTTTAGGAAATCCACAATCTTGGTCTTGTCTGTTTCTTCGGGTAAGACTTTCTTGACCAGTTTATCCATAGTGATATAAACTGAATCAGTGTCCATTGCAATCACATAGTCTTCGTTATCTGTTCCAAGTGTTTTGTTTAGGAACTCATTGATAGTTTTCTCTGACCACTTAATAATTAACTGACCACTGGTTGTGATTGACTCTGCAAGGTCAATAGAAAAGAATGCAAAGTATTGATTTGCAAGAGCTCCATATGCAGAGTTAAGTGCAATCTTACGAACCTGTTGATTGTTGTATGCACGTTTGATAAGTGTATCAAGTTCTTTCTTACGTTTGGTTTCTTTACAGACTTCTCGTTCTTGTTGATACCCAATCATTTTCTTCTTCCACTCCTTTCTCTCGTCATAGAGTTTTTCCATAAGTTCGGGAAGAAATCCTTGTTTGTTTTTAGAATACATTACACCATTCGGACACACTGCATGACCCTGTTGGTGAACATATGATAAGTCACATTCTTTGTTCAACATTCTGTCAATGGTTAAGTCCTGTCTGTTTCCTTTTATCATTTTCTCGGGTGAGATATTGTATTGCATAATGATATGTGGATACAGTGAGTTCAAGTCGAAGGACACTACCCAATCATGTCCACCGACTATTGGGTCTTTGACATATGCACCAACAATTTGGTGTGTCTTATCATTACCACTCTTTAATCTTTGGGGTGGGGTTTGTATGTTTTGGTCTTTGAGGTGATTGTAGATTATGGTTTCCCAATACTTCACCATTCCGAATGTGTCATTATAATTACACTTTGCATTATAGGACATTGCAAGTGTTAGTTCCAATAGTCCTAGTTTGTCCTCTAGTTCTTCAACAAGGACAACGTCTTTGACATTGTATTCCAAGAACTTTGGATAGTCTTGTTTGTAAAGTGTATGTAGATTTCCATACTCTGAGTAATCTAGTTTACCAGTTCCAAGTTCTACTTGTGCAATGTTTTCTAGTTTGTAGGATTCTTGATTTACGAATGTATGTTTACGATATATCTCAAGGTAGTCAAGAACATTGATACCATATAGATTGAATATCATTTGTTTCTGACCATAAGTAGACATGAACTCTCTGACATCACATTGACCCCATGGTGAGAGTTTCTTATGTTCTCCCTCTCCTAGTATTCTATCAATACGATTACAGAGATAGGTGATATCAAAAGAGTTTACATTCCAACCTGTGATAATATCGAACCACTCTTGTCTCCAGTATTTAACGAACTGGGTTAAAAGGTCAACCTCATTTAAACAATTGTAATAGATTACATCTGTTCTGTTGTGTTCCCAAGGCCCGATACCAAAAACATGTGTATCTTTACCAAGTGGTTTCATTGAAATTGCATTGACCTTTTCAGTTGCAAGGGTTGGTTCGGGGAATCCGTCTTCACACTCACACTCAATATCAAGTGTTGCAATCTTAATCTGATTTAGATTCCAGTTTATCTCACCTTGAAATTTATCTGCAATATATGTATAGATATATCGGTCATATCCATGGATTTCAAATCCATGAGTTCCAGCATAATTCTCTCGGAACTTTCTTGCACCACCCATAGAGTTTAGGTTCACTACTTCTAGTGACCTTCCGTCTAATGATTTGAATGGTGTGTCTCCCTTCTTAGAAGGGATATAATGATTGGGTCTATAAGATACGGATAGTTTTTGTTGTTTTCCGTTCTTATATCCTTTGACAAGTATTTTGTCACGTGTTCTGCAAACGTTAGTATAGAAATCCATGTAGTTATTATACTACAAGGTATACTATTCTGTCAAGGTAGTAAGATTACTTTTTCCGTGTAAAATGTCGTAAGTGACATCATATTTTTCTTTCGCATTTGCAAGTTTCTCAATTTGAGTATCGAGTGCTTGTGCAATGTCGGGGTGTTCACCAATACCAGCTGGGTTGTTTTTGTATACTTCAATGTTTGCCATTGCAATATCCATTTCACCTTGATATTGACTCATTAGTGCTTTTAATAGTGTTTCTCTTCCCATTATTTACCTCTTATTTTATTACCTGTTGCAACTTTAAAGTTGGTTTCAAGTTGTGGTCTTGGTTCAAAAACTGTTTGAACTAAATCACTGTTTAATATGAACGTGTATTCTTTTGCAAAAGGAATCCATGGTGCAAGATTAACTTCATACTTTCCGTCTTCTGTATTTGTTAGACAAATTTGTGCATCTATGATTTTGTAATTTCCTAATATAGTTCTCTCAACGAATCCAATTAGAACTTCTCCAGTATCCAGTCTTATACATTTTACTTTAGACACTTCTTACCATCTCCTGTAATTCAACACTTCGTCTTCCGACCTGTCCGAACCATTTAGAATCTTCCATTTCAACTGCAACCTTTTCCCAGTCACATGAAACAACACCTTTCCACATGTTATTAAACTTACTGAATCTTGTTCCACCTAAGTTGAATGTCATGTTGACTAAAACGTGTTGAATGTCTTCGGGTAGTGCATAGAAATCTTCTCCACCTTTTGATTCAAATACATGAATGGTTTCTTCTACGTGTTTATCAAAATCATATTCATAAACATCATCTACTCTTTCTTGTGAGACTGGTGTTCCAACTGGTAATCCATATTCATCATCACTATCTTTAATCAAGTGACCAACTCCAAAAGTTAAGTATCCTAATGAGTCTTCGTAAATTTCGAGGACTTCTCCCTCATGTCTCTTAATCTGTTCTTTCAATATCTCTTTGTTCATTCTCTTTCCTCGCTTGTTCTTCTATTAATTCAACCAATATGTCACCCATAAGGTTATTAAGTTCGGTATTATTTAGGAGTTCTTCAAAGTCATGATTGTCGGGAACTTTGATAAGATTCCTTTGAAAGTTTAAGTGTTTCTTACCTTCTACAAACTCTACTTTACCATATGTGTATATGAGTCCTTCCCACATTCCTTTAGTAAGTTGAATGCCTGACATGTTTAATTTGTTATTGTCAACAACACAATAAACACCTTCGTCAAATAATGGTGTATTACCCAAAGAAACTCTCCAATGAATTGTGTTTGTTGGGTA